TATACCCTTGCAGGGTCAATTACAGATGCCGGAGTTACATTAGATTACCTCCCTGAAGAAGGCCACTTCATATTTTCAGGGGCTTCTTCATTTACGATCCAAATTCAATCAACTGAATTGGCCAAGATGTTGGGCCTTGCAAACCAGACAGTCTATACGGCAACCTTGGCCACAATTTTGGATCCAAATTATGCTGGGTCTTATATCATCAAGTCTGTGACTCTCGTAGACTTGAGTCTAAATGAATATGTCTTCCTGGACATTGATGAACTCCGGACACCTTGGAATTTAGATGCAAAATCCATGGACTCCACAAAGGGTACATTTAGTGGAACAAATGCGACCCGTATGTTTGCCCCTATCATTATGGATGTGGGGTCTGGATGTGTAAAGAACTTCCATGAAAATAAAGACTACATCGTGTCGGCGTTTTATCCAGAGCCAATCGGGGTCTTGCAGCGTCTGACCATAAACTGGTATGATAAAGACGGCGCTTCCCTGAACTTCCGAGGATGGAACACAAATGCGTTCGTCCTGAGACTCCATGTAGTTGAAAACGAGGATCGGCGTTTACCGCCTCCTCCACCTCTACAAGACGTTGAAATTAAACGAATTGTGGAGGCGATGTCCTTTGTCGTCCCTAAAAAGGAATCGCCTGAACCTAAAGTTAAGATTCAGTGGTGGCTCATCGTCCTGATTATTTTAGGTTCTATTTTCATCTATAAAACTTTCACCCCTGCGGCGCCACCACCTGTTCAGCGGGTCACTGCGTAGATGGGCTGGGCTGGCTCCTTGATCTCGACGTTCTTGATAAGGGTCTTGACCACCATGTACACGACGATGGCCAGCAGGGTCGTGAACAGGGCAGACAGCACGTAGTACTGACCGCCGCTCTTCTCAACGTGCACCACCTGGGAGATGATCCAGCGGACAACGTCCATCCATGCGATGGCGCTGGCGAAGGAGAAACCTGCGATGAGGGAGTTCAGGGACTGGGCCTCAACCTGGGTGGCAATTGCGATGAGAGCGGACATTTAATATTGTATGTGAAAAAAAAATGGAGGATCCCTGGGGTCCCATCCTTGGATTGTGTCCTCGTCCTCGTCCTCGTACTCCTCCTCCTGAAGGATCGCCGAGTAGTGGACCTTCTGGGGAAGCTCTTCCTCTTCTTCGTCGTCTGTGAAGACCATTTCCACTCTATATTTCACGTTGTTTGTCTACAGAGTTTTTGAGCGCACGTTCGGCTGGAGTCTCCGGGGTCCACGCGTCCCACGTCTCCATGCACTCATTCATTTTGTTTGAAATTTCATCATCTCCTGAGTACTTCTCCCACTGTGTATCATCGTCTGAGACCGTCTCGACAGACTCTCCGTCGCTCTCAGACTCTTCATAAATTTCAGGGTAAATTGAACCAAGGTGTTTGCCTGCGACGTGACGGGCTGCGTACATGAGACCGATCCGAATGTCTTCGGCCAGAATGATGTCCCGGCCGCACGCCCTGGAGTAATGAGCCGCAAGAACCGTCGCGGATTCCAAGACTGGTAAGAATATATCTAAGGCCGCCTCTTCCATATTGAATTATGATTCAAAATTGTTAAATAATATTCTCGCAGACCCACCCGGTTGTATATCAATAAAATTGTAACTCACTGCGTAGACTGAAATGTATCTGTTCGCTGCACTTGGATTCATATTTATCTCCAAAATTTGATTATTAATCCGAGAGAAGTTGACGTGTCCACAAGGTGCGTCTCCTTCTGGGTCTATACTGAAAGAATACATGTAAAAAAGTCCATCTGGAATTCTGGTATGAAATTCGATAGCTTGAATATTTCTTAAAAATACAGGAGTCCCGACGTCAGATGATATACGGTCGGTCGTGTTGAAGTAGAGAACTAGGTTTTTGAGTTGGTCTGTTAAGGTTCCAGTGGTCGTGCTATAATCGTACCCCAGGGCGCTATCATTCTGGATTACAAAGAACAATTCCTTCACTGTATTCACAAAGGACAGCGGGCACCTTACAAAGTTCGTACCCTGGGGCGAGAAAAACTCAAGCTTTTGAACTTGTTCTATGAGCTGGATCTGGGGTTTACTTTTAATAAAATTTAATTCTGGTTCTGAAATGTAAGTATATTCTACATGCAGAATCGCACTAACCGGTCTATTTATAAGTACGGGAGGGTTCGTGAACGTGGTTGAAGGGTGCAAAGTCAGTCTGACCTGCAACTCGTCTTTGACCGCACACAATGGAAACCCGTTTTTAAGAACTGAAAAAGGTAAAGGAATTGTGTACGTCGTAAGAAGCGTCGTTGTGCCCTTTCCGGTCATCGCGGCCAAGGCGCCCTGTTTTGTTGCGGGAATTTCAAGGTCATATTTCATCTCTATAAATTCTCCCCAGAGCCTCTCAAGTATTGTAGAACCGAGATATAGTTCTACATATTGAATCATAAGAGTCCCTGCAGAACTCAGAACTGCACTTGAACCAATGGCGTCTGCCGGTATGGACATTTTCAAATAAATTTTAGTAACTATATCACCAGATCTTGGAAGATCGATGTAATTTTCGGATCCAAATTTGACCTCGTCATTCTTGAACTGAACCTCATCGACCCGTGATGCGAATGGAGAAGGCCCCTTGTATTTCTCAATGAAATAAGTCACCTCCGGTTCCCCGGTGAGATAAATCTCTTCTTGGCCTAGATAGGCCAAACTGGCTCGAGCGGCCATTCCTTCTATTCTCAAAGACTAATTTTTTAGATATTAAACATAAGACCGGCCATACCATTCTCTATCCTGAGAACATTGTAACTTGTGGCGGCGATTCTTAATTGGCGCTCTTGGAAATAACCACCTGTATTCACGCTCAGAAGGACCTGCTTTATACGACTAAAATTAACAGCCCCCGCCGGCTTCCCTGAAGCGGGATCTCTCGAAAAAGAATACATGTAAAAATTGCGCGTCGGGAAATTCACGTGATGATTGAACGGTTCCAGGGTCCCGAGGTACAATGCATCAGTTGTTGTTGACGTGAATGCGTCGTATCCATTGAACGAAAGCCCCATGCTTCTGAGTAGGTTATTCGTGTAATCATATGGAAGATTACCAACAGGTTGTATAACAAAGAAAAGTTCCTTGACCGGGTTCTTAAGATCCAGATTAAACACACCGGCATTGAAATTTGCTCCTAAATTGATGGCTTGGTACTGACACTGTGTAATAACGTAATCAAATCTATTTTGCTTGAACCAATTAATTTCAGGGTCCGAAAGATAGACATATTCTGTAATTATCGTAGCTCCCAACGTCGGACTTGGCGCCGGGACAGTTGTTAATTCTGAAAAATTTCTGAGCGTCACGTGGACCTCGAGATCTTGGCGCCCGAGAGAAGTGATGGGAATGGCGAGTTCCGGGTGACCATAGAAATAGAATGGTAAATTTACGAAGTAAGTTCTGTTAGCAGTAATACGAGTCGCCGAGTCCCCCTTGCCCGTCATGAGTTTGAGACCGGGTTGATTTTCATAAGGAATGTTTATATCGTTCCATAGTTCTATATATTCACCTGTAAGAGTCTGAATAGATTGACCTCCAATCTTAAGTTCAGCGCTCTTAATTGCTAGAGTCCCGACCGAGTCGTAATATGTAAAGTTTGTAGTCACCGCCACATTATTCGTCACAGGGTAAATAGCCACAAATGAATTTGAAAAAATATTAGGAGCGGTCGTAGTACCATTCACAGTGACCGAAACGGTATAAGACGGCGCCAAGTCAGATACGTGAAGAGGTAAATTGAACGTGTATGGTGGTTTCAAACCAAGTCCGACCGGATAAGTCGTTGACCCGAAGGATATACTCGTCACTTGATCGGCCGTTGAAAGAACCGACGTCATCATGTACGTTCCGACGTTTGTGAATTTAAAAGCGCCACCTGAATTCACGGTGATAGTATAAGGCGTTCCATTTGAAGTGAAATTTGAATTAAAATTGAGAGGGCTCGTCAGACTATTGCTACTTGGCTGGAAGAAAAGACCCTGGTAAGGAAGCACAACACCTGGGGAAGTAGTTCTGAGCTGGCCAATCTGATTGAAAATAACATAAGAATTGTTGAGGATCGTTGATGAACCCGTGTAGTACAAGTTCATTTGGTAGTTCTTGTCCGCATCATCACCCAAAAAAGGCATCGTGAAAGCGAATGTAGGATCTCGACCCTGACTAGACATGTCGTATTCGTAAACTAAATTGGCTCCTTCGACGAGCTGCGCCTTTGTAACGTATCCAGACGCCATTGATATGACTCCCGTCATCAAGTGGATTCCCAGGGTCGTCACCTTGAATGTAAATGACCCATCATCGGCCAGTGTTGTGAATGCCGAACCTGTGTTTACAATATTAGAATAAAATGGAACGACGTTCGATTGTATACTTATCCCACCACCTGCATTAGTTATAGAGTAAATATCATCGACAGGATTTACAGACACGAAAGAATTTGCAGATAGGGTAGCACCTGTAGCTTCTATATACGTGTACATGTTAGAGGCGGTGCTCGTGACTATGAGTGGTAAAATTGTAACCGTCGAAGGATCTGGTGAAACGCGCCACGGATAATTGTACGCAAATGCAGGCGCTGGAGGCGCGCCGTCTTCTGTCGACGACGAACCCACTGCGACATTAGAAACAGATCCAGATAACATATCGATTCCGACCTTCATTGCGTACAGACCGGTCCTTTTGAAATTTATACGGCCTCCAGTTGTAACGTTAAAATCGTCCGTCTGATCCTGAATAGTCCAACGCCGACCAGTTGCCGAGGACGATGAAAAATCTATATAGTGATTATCGGGTATCGTATAGCTCTGATTGAGCTGTAAAAATATTCCCGTTTTTGTGGGAGGGTCGGGCATACCACCGAGAGGATTTTGGGACCACCCGGCCTGTTCAAGTGTGAAATCGGCCGGGCGCGAACTATTCACATCATAAATTAAGTAACCGTTCGAGGTGCTGGATGCGTTTCTCGGGTCGAGCCCCCAGAACGTTCCATAATTTGTGGTGCCGTTATAGGGTAAAACGTAAATATTAGAAACATTTTTGAATGTAAATTTGTTACTCGCAATATCATATGTAATTCTGGTTGCAAGACTGCCCGTCAACCAACTTGTGATATTAAATGTTGAATAGTATTCGATACCGACATATGGAGCGACATTCGGGTAGTTGTAATTTCCATTGAAAATTATAGTTGCTGCATTGGATACTGATGGAACTATAGGCCAATAGAAATCATCACCCGTTGCTTGGAGGGCCGGGAGAGTCAATTTAAGGGTCAAGGCCCTTACAAGGTCACCCTTGGGTGGGATGCGGCAGATATTATTGGTCCCGTAGAGGACTTGTTGCTCTAAAAAAGGAATGTCGAAGCCCTCGAGCACGAAGGGGGTGTGCCTCTTGTAAACTCCCGAAAAATAAGTAACCTGGGGCTCCCCTGTGAGATATGCATTCTGTTGTCCAATCGCGGCCAACTGGATGTATCCAGCGGACATCTCTATTAACTTCAAAGAACTTATTTGAGTCCATTGCGCTCCAACACGATCCTAATTTTGTTTCGAAATTATAGGTATGTCTCTTCAATTGAGAAAATTTCACCCAGAGACCATGGGAGACGATAAGGTTTGTGTTTTTATAGGGAAGCGTGGAACCGGCAAGTCGACTCTCGTGACTGATATTCTCTGGCACAAGAAGCACCTGTCTGCTGGTATCGCCATGTCTGGTACAGAAGACGGTAACGGCCACTACAAACAATTCATTCCTGATCTTTTTGTGTACGGAGACTACAACAAAGGTGCCCTTGAGAAACTGATTGAGCGCCAAAATCGGCTCGTGAAGGCTGTCGGAAAGGAGAATACGCCGTCCGTCTTCTTGCTCATGGACGATTGCATGTACGACCGAGCCTTTATGAGGGACATTTGCATTCGGCAGCTTTTCATGAACGGCCGTCACTGGAAGATCATTTTCATGATGACGACACAGTACTGCATGGACATGACGCCTATGATTCGGACGAACGTTGATTACGTCTTCGCGCTTCGAGACAATGTTCGTCAGAACCGGGAGAACCTTTACAAGGCTTTTTTTGGAGTTTTTCCGTCCTACGACACTTTTAGCCAAGTCATGGACGCGTGTACGGAGAATTACGAGTGCATCGTTCTGGACAACACGTCAAAATCCAATAAGATTACAGATTGCGTGTTTTGGTACAAAGCCCCGATCCGTCGCAACTTTCGCGTGGGCGGACCCGCGTTCTGGCAGTATCATCAGAGACACTACAACGCCCGAGCTGCCGCATCTACAAGACCTGTAGAGGAAGTCAAACGACGCGGGGCAACAATTGTGGTCAAAAAGGGGAACTAGGCATATGTAGAAATGGATATGATGCTTCCAGAACCTGCAATCGCGTTCCACGAGAACTGTGCACCCCACTTCTTGGTGTAAATTTGATGGTCGCCTCCTACAACTGCTATTTGACCATCTGCCAGCTGGGCGAGGCCTATACCACAACAAGATGCTGCGTCCTTTTCCCAAGAAACTGGCGTCAGTGAATTGGTTTTATAAACAAATGAATCTCCCCCTAGAAGCGCCACCGACCCGTCTGCAAGTTGGCGAGCCGCAAAATTTCCACAGCACGCTCCAGGCACCTGAGCCCACGTTGGCGACGTCAGGCTTGCCGTTTTCCAGACGAACTTGTCTTTATTATTAAGGGCTATGAATGTTCCATCGGTCATTTGAGAAATAGAAGCAAACAGAGTTCCGCTTGGTACAGCCATCTCCGTCCAAACCGGTGAAACAATGGTCGGGGACGTGTATAGTTTTCCTAAACTGTTAACACATGCAAATGTCCCGTCATTTAGTTGGGAAACATCGATGATACCACCCGATGAGGTCCGTTGCTCCCATGCCATTGGGCTGGCGACTGCAGGCGCTGTGTAAATATTACCATCGGTTCCAACGGCCAGAATCTTCGTTTTCTGGTCATATGTAATTACCCTGGGGGGTGGTGGCGAGCCTGACGCCGTGGCTGGGGAGTCTGCCTTGGCTGGGGCGGGCGATGCCGAAGAATCGCCTCCAATCACGCCGGCCATCGAGAGGCCGAAGAGAATGAACCCGAGGCACATGAGTAAAACAAAGAAGCCGATTCCAAGTTTCATACCGGTGGACATCCCCTGTCGAGGAGGGCCGGTCATTTACTACTCTCAAACATTTAATTATCACCAACAAGAGGGCTCATCATCGGCCCGCCGCATGCAGCGTTCTTAAGTGGCAGACCGAGCGCCTCTGGAGCCGCCTGTTGAAGGAACGTGCGGTACGAATAGTTATCCTGGAACGCAATCTTGTTGCGGGCCATAATATCATCGTTCATAAGACGGGACGAAACGGAGTCGGTGATGCAACGACCATCGGCCATACCAATGCGCTGCGACATTTAATGTAATTACATATTTTATTTAGCGATGACCGGGACCCAGTCCTGGAATTTTGCTCCAAGAATTGTATCAAATTTCTCCGGCTCGGCGACCCGCTTGACTATGAGCGAGCAATCAATCTGGTTGTTCAGGATTTCATAGGCGTGAGCAATCTCATCGAGGGTCTGAGCCCCGGTCACGATGATTTTGCCCGTACTGAAGATACTGGCCGTCACTTGCTTCTGACCCTCCTTCGGGACGAACTTGACCTTGACGGCGCTGTACCTGTCCGGATCAAAAGTCACCTTGAACATGGGACTCATAGAAAGCTTCCGAATAATCTTGTTCAAATTCACAGAAGCATTTATCGAGAAATTGGTGTTTATCATCTTGACGGACGCCTCATCAACCGGCACGTCGGCTTCGTACCCAAGAACAACCTTCAAAATAAAGGACAGTTGTCTGAGAATCCGCCTGCAATCGAACAGGTCCGAGCACCCCGCAACCTGAATCGAACCGTTCGGGAAGATCTTTATGCTTTTACGCGAATACTGGTCTTCGTAACCAATAGTCGCCTGATTATAAAAGGCCGTGTCCTTGAGCTTCCACTCGAAGCCCTTGGCCGTGGTCCCCTTGCGGCGTACAGTGACGCTCCCAAGTTTCGCAAAGTTCTCCCGAAACTTGGGAAGGTCGATATCTTGCAAAAATTTAGAACACATTGTGATTGTGGTGATGCGGACCCATGAAGGTTCGGGACGCTCTGGATCTTTTGCGATGATCGCAGAGCGTATTGAGTTCAATTTCAAAATGTAATTGAAGGTGTCCATTTTGTTTTGGATTGTGTCTCTGGCTCGGGGGTTTTGTCCCGGACACGACACGTTTTTTTATTCAACTAAAATTCTGAAACAAAATTAGAATGATTACCTACGACCCGAGTTCAGATTCGATGTCCACTCCAATTGAGGCGGTCCAGGAGGCCGAGGAGAAACCAAAGGGCCCTCCAACAGGTCTGTTGAAAACCATCCCCGAAAAAAACGTTGACGAATCTCAAATGGCGGAGTTCGCAACACCAATTGAGGAAGTTATGCCCGGCCCAGGCCAGATGATGCAGGATGAGGTGATGGGTCCTGCGATGCCCATGAGCGGCAACAAGAAGACGGAGCGCCGTCAGGAGTCCGAGAAGAAAAAGTCCAAG